GTTCTCCATCATTTGACTCTTCAATGTCAACACTTGGCTTTACCAGTTCGGAAACAACTTCAATTAAAAATACCATTTATGCAAATGGTAACATGTATCCAACTAACGCTTCTTTTGCAAAGCGTAGTGTAGTTTTAGAAGCCGGCAAAACTTATACCTATGCATGGAACTACATAAGCACAGACTACACTCCATATAACGATGGTTCAATGGTTGTAGTTACTGGGCCTGCAGGACCTGTTACAGTTAACGGACAACAAAAATATGCATTGCTAGGTTTTACAAATCCTGGAACTGGTAACTATTCAACTGGTAGTTATGGTTCAACTGGTTGGCAGCAGATTGTTATTACAGTAACCGTTACAGGCACTTACGATCTAGCATTTATATCTTTTAACTTAGGCGACACAGCACTAAGCCCTATTCTTTTCATTGATGAAATCATAGGTACTACTCAGCTTAACGGACAAGAGTTTACATCAGTTGAGCCAAATCCTGGTAGTACTGCGCCGCCCCCACCTAGTGGGCCAACAGGTCCAACATATTGCTGTGGAGGTAGTGGAGATTCATTTAACGCTAATACTGTTAACACAAACAAAGTTAATACCTTTACAAGTAGAACAGTAAAAGATTCTAAAGTTATCATTGAACAGATTGGTTCTAGTAATAGCATCACTGTAACGCAAAGTGGTACTAGAGAAAACTATTTCAAATATTACAGTAGCGGTAACAACAATACAGTGAACGCTACACAAAGCGGCACAAGTAATGCAGTAACCAATTATATGGATTTAGCAGTTAATGGTAGTAGTAACAGTTTAACACTAAGTCAAACTGGCACTGGTGGTGCAAAAGGAATCTTTGCTACAGTGGCAAATAATAACAATACGCTAAATATCCAGCAGAAAGATAATGGCAATCATTATCTGGATTTAGCATTAACCGGCGGTAGCAAATCTGTTACCGTTCTTCAAGAAGGAAGTGCAGGCCATATGGCTTTAATTAACTTGTCAGGTAATCCAACAAGTATTAGCCTAACACAAAGTGGCACTACACAAAACTTCTATTCTATAACTCACAGTTGTGCAACCGCAGGTGGTTGTGGCGCAATCACAGTAACACAAGGACAATAACATGTTGAAGAAAATTTTACTAAGCCCGTGGACTGCATTAATCACACTATTTTTAATTGTTGGTCTAAGAGCAGCAGATCCTAGTTTTGTTGAAAGTGTACGTCTAAGATATTTTGATACACTTATTACCAGCAAAGCACCTACAGTTAACAACATTCATACTGTAAACATAGACGAAGCGGCCTTAGACAAATACGGTCAGTGGCCATTCCCCCGTGATCAATATGCAGGCATAGTAAAAGATCTGTATGCCAGAGGCGCAGGCTTAGTGGTATTCAATGTGTTAATGGCTGAACCTGATCGCTTCAAAGGCGACAAGGCTATGGAAGCCGCAATGTTACAGTATCCGGTTATACTGCCAAATGTACCTAGTGAAACTTCAAAAAATAATCCTCGTGAAGCTGGTGCAGCAATCATGGGGCCAGAGTATTTAGATACAGTAATTCAATATCCTGGTATCATTGCTAACTTGCCTAACTATGAAGGACTAGCAATCGGTACAGGTACAGTTAATACACTACCAGAAATTGATGGCGTTAATCGTCGCGTACCATTAGTAGCCAGTGTAGACGGAACATTATATCCTGCACTAAGTTTAGAAGTACTTCGTGTTGTTGCAGGTGATCCTAGTTTTCAAATCAAACTAAATGAACTAGGCGTAGAAAAAATGCGTATCCCACAGTTTGGCCCAGTGACCACAGACAGTTTGGGCCGTGTGTGGATTGACTGGAGTCAAAAGTCACAAAGTTCAAGTTTAGCAAAATTACCAAAAGATTTTAGAGGTGCTGTTGTTATTGTAAGTCCAACAGCAGCAGGTATTAGTAACCCAGTACCAACAGCACTAGGCCCAGTTCATCCACATGAATTACAGGCAGCAGTAGTTGGTACTATGTTTAACGGCGTAAACATTCAACGCCCAGACTATGCAGACTTTGCAGAAATTGCTGCGTTATTAGCACTGGGCTTAATTATAATTTTACTATCACGCTGGACATATGTAGGTTTAGTTACCACCGTTGCGGGCATTGCTACCAGCATCGGTGGCTCTTATTGGTTGTTTGTTAACCACAACATGCTCACAGATGCAACAGCAACCGCATTAGGTCTTATCCTTGTTGCCCTCCATGTGTATGGTGTTAAGTTTGTAAGCGAGTTCTTACAGAAGCAACAGATTAAGAAACAGTTTGGCACATACCTAAGCCCAGACCTAGTAGCACAACTACAACGTCAACCAGAGCTATTACAGCTTGGTGGCAACGAACAAGAACTAAGCATCATGTTCACAGACGTAAGAGGCTTTACTACAATTAGCGAACACTACGGTAAGGATGTTCAAGGCCTTACAAAAATTATGAATCGCTATATGACTGCTATGACCAAAGCTATCTTAGAAAACAAAGGTACATTGGATAAGTATATCGGTGATGCCCAGATGGCATTTTGGAACGCACCAGTTAATAATTCTCAACATGCTAAAGATGCTGTTCGCACAGCATTTCAAATGTTGAAAGCTCTAAAGGAATTCAATGAAGAAGTTAAGGCAGAAGGCGTCCCGGCTTTTGGAATGGGTCTTGGTATTAATACTGATACTGTGGTTGTTGGTAATATGGGCAGCGATCAGCGTTTTGACTATACCTGTTTGGGCGACGGCGTTAACTTGGCTAGTCGCCTCGAAGGCCAGAGCAAACCTTACGGCGTTAAAATCATCATTGGACCTAAGACTGCTGACGCGGTTTTGGATACATACCAGGTAGTTGAACTTGATTTAATTGCTGTTAAAGGTAAAACAGAACCAGCAAAAATTTACACAGTACTTGAAAAATTTGACGAAAGCGATGAAAAAATACACAAACAATTCTTAGAGGAATATCGCAAAGGAAATTGGAACACAGCACACAAACTAGCTACAGACATGAGACACAGTTGGCAAGGTGAATTAGCACATTACTATGATGCTATGATTGATCGTATTTTAGAATACAAGAAAAGTCCGCCTAAAAACTGGGACGGCATATACAGAGCCACATCAAAATGATCAAACTAGAAAGAAGCAACAACAACACTAGATTTGCTGTGTTGGTCGATGAAAAATTATTAGTTTCTACTACTAATTTGTCACATGCATTAGAGGTTTATGAGCACGCAAAAAATAATGATTTATCTTTTGCAGAAAGAACATTTGTTCCCTTTAGTCCTCAGGGTGCCAAGATTTTAGTGTAATAAAAGTATTTTTGTAGTGTCGAAAATCTTTTATTAACTGTCTTGCGTGGAACAGTTCAAGCGGTATACTATCTGTGTAGTTTATCATAGGCAAATAGTATCTGCTGACTATTCGTTCTAATCTTCTTATATCTACACTTATCGCATCAATAAGTTTATTGTTGTACTCTAGATCCTGTAGCAACGATAATAGCCATACATGATATTCGCTTTCAAAATTATATGTGCGTGTTAATTCTCTAACTTCATAGAAAAGTGCTTTGACTGGATTTATACTAGGTCTATACTTTGTTAATACTGATGGAAATTTAAAATCACTAGATTCTGTTTCTAGTTGATTCATTGTGCTAGTATAGTCTTTTCTCAGAGCAATTTTTAGACTATCTAAGTTGTTTTGTATCTTTTTTTCATAAGCACTGATTAACGAATTAGCAATTTTTTGATACTTTGGTGTAAGTTTATCGTAATAATATTTCTTAATGTCGTCAATAGAATACGCACCTTCTAATAAATCAAAAGGTATAGTTTTTGTTTTATGATATTTTTCTAGCTCTTGCTGAATACGCAACAACACGAAGTCGACGACATCATCCATCACAATATTTATTCTGTGTGGATTTTTAGAATAGTCTGTAGTTTATCCGTGCCACCGTTTTTGTTTAGTGTAAGTCTTGCACCATTGTGTAGGGGCTGTGGCCATACACCGATATCCACCCAGGCATAGCCAGCACTCTCACCATTTAATTTGGGAATAAATTCGTTGTCAACAACAGCAACAAAACTGTAGTAGTAGAAGTTTCTGTCCTTGCTTTGATAAACGTCGATAGGATTTAATTTTTTTAGTTCCGGAACAAAACCAATCTCTTCTTCGAGCTCGCGCTGGATACACTCATAAGGGGTCTCGCCCCTCTCAATCATGCCGCCCCAAAATCCCCAAGTATTCTTAAAGCGTTTATCGGAGTTGCGTAATTGTAGTAAGCATCGACCTGTGTCTTTTGCCAAAAATACTACGCCAGCGGCAGTTGTCATTACAGTACAAGTCTCCAGTATCCAGGATTGTATTCACCTTCGTAACTACTTATCCATGAACTACCGGTCCACTTGAATTGTTTTGATGTATAATCGTTTGTTGTATAATGTACCGAAGTAACATTTGCTGAGTTAAATGCAACCTGCCAAACTGAACCATTATACTGAATGATATCATTTTCTTTTGCAGTTATGCCCCATTCAGGAAATCCTGTAGGGTGGAGCTCTTCGGTTATTAAATATCTTTGTCCTAATGCAGCAGCAGGTAATCCTGCTCCTGGGGATGATGACCTAGGATTAATAATTCTATCTACATCAGTTAATGTATCGCTAGGCAAGGTATCAGGATCTAAATTAAAAATAAGAGCAGTTTCGTCTGTGGGATTTGCAGTTACTGAACCGATAACAAAGTTATCGTCACTGTCGCTGTCGTTGCTAATGTTTAGTTTTAGCAAACTTGTGGCA